ATTACATGGTGTATTTGCATTTAGATCGTAATCTGGAGAGAATACATCTGTACAACCATAAACATTGTCAGCGCATGAACCATCATCACATGTTGCGTTAGCATCGTAATTATCATAAACAGCATCCATACAACCATATATACAGTATTCACATGTACCATCATCTGTATTTGCTAATGCATTATAATTCATAGCGGTTGGATCCGTACAACCAGGTATAACATCTATACAACAATTAACTCCATCGTAACCGTTTGGAGCTCCACTATCATCAACGCAAGCCGTGTTAACGTCTAATTGAGGAGATCCTGATGGGGTAATATAATTAAAAGCTAAAGTATCCAAACAACCAATAATAACTGGGTAGCATGAACCATCATCTACATTGGGCACAGGGTCTTGTAGAGGATCAAAATTAAATGCTGTAATATCTGTACACCCATAAACAGGTAATATACATGAACCATCGTCATCTAAAGCACTTGCATTAAAGTTTAAGGCGTTTGGATCCGTACAGCCCTCAGCTCCAGTCCAACAACTACCATCATCTATATTTGCGGTATCATCATATTCCGGAGACGATATGTCAGTACAACCATAAATAGGGTCGTCTAAATCTCCAGTAAAACCTAACCCTTGTAAAGAAAACTCACCTGTATCTAAGAAATCACCATCACCTGCTTCACTATAACCTCTAACGTAATTAAACCATTTGTTTTCTTTGTCAATAAACTCAGCCATTTGACCTTCTTGCAGATCAGTATATATGTTATGTACTCTCCAACCTAGTTTATGGTGATTATCATAGTAATCCTGCCCTATTGGAACTATAACCATAGTTGAAGGATCTATTATTTGGTGAAGATTAGATGTATCTTGAGTTACTCTTGCTTGAGTACCCTCGTAATTAAGGGTTTTAAATCTTTTAACAGTGCCTTGTGCGCCGTTAAATAACACTTTAACCATAGAGTAAGAGTCAACATCATAGAATCTATTTCTAGCGGTTGTAAATGTTAATTCTGTATTAGTTATTATCCAAACACCTGTCTGTAGACCAATACCAAAGTTTAGTTGTATTAAGCAGTTACTACCATCGCAATTTACTAGGTCGACTCTAGTATCTGTTGGTATACCATCTCCCTCTACATTCATACCAGGCAGTATAGTACCTTGACCGTCCGTAACGACAATATTTGGACTACCATTGGAATTTGATGTAACAAGTCGTTTTAAATCTATATCTAAACTATGTTGGTAAATTTCAGCTGTATAATCTAAAACACCTAAAGCAGCTCCATACGCATGTCCCCAAGGGTTGTTTGCGGTTATTCTGTTGTATTTATTAGATGGAAAGGTGTAATAGGTATTCTTATGACTAATACCACCTTGTTGAACAAAGCTTTTAAAACTAACCCATCCTCTTGTTTTTTCAGTATAACTAACGGTATAAGCTTTCTCGTTAGCATCTTGATCCATAGTTTCTATGGTTAAATTATATTGATTGTCTCTATCATCGTAACTACCCCTTAATGATTTAGAGAACCTTAGGTTGTCTCTAAACCAATCTTTCATGCCTGCATCTGAAATAGGTGTCAAACCGTCCTTAGATAGTCTTAAAACAGATCCTCTATCTCTATCTGTAAAATATAGTCTATATGATTCTTGCGCAAAAGATTCTGGATTCTTTGATATACCATACTCACCGCCAAATGGAATTGATTGACCTAATACAGCTTGATTAGAAGTTACATTTGTATTTCCGTCAGCGTTAAATAATGCGTCCTTTTTAGCAAGTATTTTAAATACTTTGTTTTCACAAAATGTAACCAAGTCAGTATCTCTAGCAAATAATTTTTGAATTGAACCATTTATTGGATTTAGATCTTTAGTTATTGGCTCGGCTTGGATAAATTCATTTGTTCTATTAACACCACTAGTAGAATTATATATACCAGAAAATATCAAGCCACTACCTTTTCTCTCTTCTTTAAACTGCTCAGCTAAAGGCATGGACGCTTTAATACCCTTGTCTATTGTTATGGCATTAAAATCATCTCTTATTCTATTAGATTCAACTCCAGTACCGTAAGAATAGCAATTGAAATAACCTAAACCGTGTAGTACTTGATGGGTGTGACCCTGTAGATTGTTAAAGTCTCCAATTCTATAAGCTGAATTGCTTAAAACCTCAGTAACAGTAACCTCAACCCACTCAGTATCGTTTGTAGCGCCATAATAAGTACCTTCTCCTTGCCAAATAATTTTCAAGGTCATTCCAACTCCTAAATCAGTTAACACATCAGCGTCGTCCTCTATTATTCTATCAAAAAATATAACATCACCTTTAACAGCGCATATTTTCATTTCTTGAAAGCCATCAGCGATAACAGTTGAGCCGACTTTTATTATCTCCTCGCTTCTGTGTGAGAAGTCATACCAATTAGCACCACTTGCGTCTACTTCATCACTACCAGTGTTTCCATCTGCACCAGTTAAATTACCATCCCACCTATGTCTTTTTAATTGAATAGGATAAGAAGGGCTAGCCGCGTAATATATGTCTAAACCAACATCTTCCTTTGGTTCTGTTTCCCATATAGCTGGGTTGTTACTCATTGGAAAGTCTCTATCTTTACCAGTATACAAGGATATAACCTCAATAGTTGTTTCGTTTAAACCCCTTTCATGTAATCCAATATATGCTTTAGGGTTATTAGTGTAGTAGGAATCGTTTATATCGTTTGGTTGAGAGTTTATACTTCCACCAGCTCCATTGGCCGCGTTCCAATAAGAATTAAGATTATACCACGACTGCGAAGGTGGTGTGGCTCCATAAGTAGTGCTTAGATTAGGTAGGTCAGTACTATACTTCATCCTTCCTCTTTTTATATTAGAAAGACCATCAACATCAACGTGATTTGTTATAGGGTGAAAAGCAGACGGACCCTCTGTACCTATTATTTTATCTAAAGTTATAGTGTATCTAACTCTACGGTTGTATGGAGCGCCACCAGTTAACTTAGCTCTATTAGTGTGGTGGGTTTTACGCTCAACAACATCAGATATAAATGCCGTTGCACCAGCTAAATTGCTACCTTTAACATACCCACCAAAAGGAGGCGCTAAACCACCCATCATTCCACCCCCACCTTTGACTTCAGTCCCATCATCTGAATAACCCCATGATCCTACGGGTGATTCATAATTCCATATATCTGGCTCAATTTCAGCTCTAGTTATAGTGTAAACGATTTGATCCGGATCTTGTTTAAACCTAAACATAGTACCAACAGTTGCCATTGCATCTGCAAATAGAAGTTCAGAAGGCTGGTGTTTAGCTGCTAAAACAGTGTTAGACTCTCTATTATAAGAAGCCTCAGAGCCAACGCCCCAATATGAAACTTGCATGAAAGACACATTTCCATCGTCCCATATACCAGCGCCACTACCTCCACTAGCTGCACCAGCTTTATCTATAAACCATCTATCAGGGTGAAAACGACCTAAAGGCCAATCACTAAGTATGTCATCTCTACCTCTCCACAAGCTGTACCAGTGAACCCTTAGTTTGGTCATTGTGCTTAAATCATAATATGGTTGCTTTCCTTGTGGCCAAGCGCCACCAGCAGCAGCGGGATCTGATAGTAAATCACCTTGATTACCCCAAACAGCGGGTAAGGCAAATGGATTACCAGCAGTTGGATATAGCTTGCTATCTTTAGCATTAGCGGCTATAACAGCCCCTTCCGTACCAATACCACCAGTATAAGTCCAAGTATGAATAGGATCGGCTATGCAATCCCCAGCTGTTTGACCGTTACCAGTACCACCAGCATCACATCCCATAGATAAATCAAGAATAGCACCATCCGGATAAGAAGTTGCAGACAAATAGTCATATTGCATTGTACCAGCACTAACACTAGCCTTTTCACCAACCGCAAGCCCCCACATAGCTGGAGGGGCCCAAGCTAGGCTTTTAGGACCATAACTTGGCCAACCGTGTAAAGATGGACTTGTGTCAGGAAATATTTTTGGATTACCAGATAAATAACCTAAATCAGCATTTACATTGTTCCACCAGTTGCCGTCTGGTCCTGGTTTTGTAAAAACACCATCTGTAAAGTTACTAGGTCCATAAGGCCAGTACGGAGAAGAAGAAGGTGGGAGTTGAACTGCAACTGCAGAATCTAAGTAAGGAGCTAATCTTCCTGCATACTTACCATAAGAACTAACCAAATGTGTTCTGTCTTGAGTAACTCCACTAGCCCAATCTAAATTAGGTGGTATATAGTAAGTTGGATCATGGTTCCAATCTTGTGTGCCTGGATGAGCAACACATATATATTTTAAATCTTTAGATTGTAGCACTTGGTACTTATCGCCTTCTACTCTTTGAGATTGTACTATATTAGCCTCAACGTTAGCATCTCTTAAAACTTTAACAAAGAATCTACCCTGAAATTGAGCTTTCTCTTTTTCTTGCATGGTTCTAGCCTCTATAGATAAACCTCTAGCCATAGATATATTAGAGTTGGCGGTGTTAACTACGAAAGGTGTTATAACGGAATCAGACACACAAAACAAAGCATCATCACCAAAAGCTGTTTCAAGTGCTATTCTAACTAACCTAGTGGCTTGACCCTGCACTTCTTGCTCAAAACCATTTTCATCAAAATAAGTTTCAGTTGGAGGTCCAATATAACTAATGTTAGCAACGTCATACCAATTAGTGTAATTTGTTAAATCACTAGCGACATCATTGTATGCTGATGGTACGCCTGGTGACTGTGTTATTCTAATCTGAGCTCCATTAAAACCAGATAAACCTTTTAACATTGTGGAATCAAAGTACTCTGCTATTACATCTATATTCATCCTATTAGGTAGCGGTAATCCAGTTGGATGTAACATACCAGTATCCCAGTTACCAACATGACCCCAGCCAGGTGGAGGTAACATTATTGGTGCTGATCCCCAATATTTAGCGTCTGTTTTTATAAACTTAGGCGCGTTGTTTTTTATCGACAATACCTTGTAAGAAACATCATATTCGGTAAAAGCGTTAGAATCGTGTTTCTTTTTTAATATTAAATTGCTATCTTCAGTTATTTTATTTCTCTCAGAAGAAGGGAAGGAAAGCCAAACGCCACCATCTTTAGCATTGTACCAGCGATCCATAGCTAGATTGTAATATTCGTTAGAAGTTTCTTTTATGTAAAAAGTGTATGATTCAGCCCAATAAGGTGGATCTGACATTAGTCTAACATTTAATCTATTTTGTAAGCTGGCAGCACGTTTTTGAATATCAACAGATCCTGATTTTGATGTTAATACTGGAGTTTCTCTACCATACTTATCTCTATATACAACTCCTAATTGGTATGTTCTTTGTGATTTTAAAGATTTAACTGGTTGCCCTAACTCACCATTATCTTCTACAGCATCAGTTTCTCCCCAAGGATTTAATTCTTCAACCTGTGTGAAAAACGATGGTTTAATACTTACTCTTTCGTTTAAAGAATCAATTTTTTCTACATTGTATTGTTGTAAGTAGTTAGCAAATATTAATCTATTAGCGGTAACTTCTTGGGCTATAGCCTTTCTTGGCACATTATCCCAAGGTCTTAATAATTGATTAGAAGCAACAACCTTATGTATTAACTCTGTTTTAATGGTATACTTACCAAAATGACTACCATTAGCGGGGGTGTCCCAGTAGTTCTGTGTTTCACCAGCTGGTATTGGATCATCTTTTTGGAATGTTTCTACCGTATAAACGTTTGGCGAGTTAGACTCTTTGTATAATATATCAATTTGAACAACGTCTTTAGGGCAATTACTTGGCCTCCAGTTTAAAACCTTCAAGAGTCTTAGAGCATTTTCCATGCCTAAGTTATAACCTTTTTTAGGTGAGTAGTCAAATCCAGTTGGCACAAAAGCTATTTCAGACCAAGGTGCAAAAACAGAGTATTCTCCGTCTTCATATTTATATCTATAAGAAAATCTAGGGAATTTTACTTTAAATAAAGGCTCTATTTGTACTAATTCAACTTCGTATGCGTGGCTTCCTTTTGTTCCTAGTATTGGGAAGTTACCAGACATAGACATAATCTTAGCGTGAACAAATTTGTCAGCCCCATCACCAGGAAGTTTATACATACCCCAAGTAGCTTTTGTTCCCGGTGAAGGAAAGTTAGTTGGTGGATTTGTAGAGTGATGCGAATAAGGGCTCCAACTAGGACTTACCCAATCTTCACCACCCATACCGTCATCAATCCATCTCGTTTGAGCCGCTGTTATTATTTGACATCTACAAGTGGCTGTTTTTATGTTACCAAACCCATCATCATAATCATGCTTGATTATTAGTTGATCGTTTGCTTCCCAATCTTCACCCGATTGAGTTATATCTATAGGTATTATAACCTCATCGCCAGCCTTTTTTTGAACTTTATTTCTAGTGTAAAAAGCACTTATATTAGAACCATCAATACCTCTACCATAACCAGTTTGTAAAGGAGGCCAATTACCAGCTAATAACGTATCTATATCCTCTGTATAATTATGTGTAGAATCCATGTAACTTCCATAAAAAACAGCTTTAGTAGCAACGCCTTCTGTTACATAGTTTGTGTTAGTTCCGTCAGCAAATTGATATAATTCTATATCTAAAGGCATGGTTGGACCCTTTCGAATAACCGTCATGTGTTTTTCTAATACAAAAACAGGCCTACATGTTTCTGAAAATTCACACAGATCATTTACTTGAGGTCTAGGTTTTCCTAGTTCATTTATTTTTTCAATTCCAGAATTTATACCAGCTGATATAGTGGCCACCATCGTTGACATGATGGTTTGAAATTTTAATGGAGATGCTTTTTTATTTTTCATCATTATAACGAGTAATTTTGAGATTGATCTGGTTCTAACGCATCATCATCTAGAGTTAGTTGCGCCGCTCCAGAGTAACCTCCACTTCCAGTTGAATTAGCTAAATCATCGATCCATTGCTCCTCTTGATTTAACAAAGGATTTGTATCGTCCACCGGTTCTGGTGGTGGTATTGGATCGTCAATATCTTTACTTTGAACCCAACCAGAACCATCGTCACAAACTAAATCATCTATAGCACAGTCATAAGTAACTTTTTCATCCGCAATTAAAACGGTGTGTTGTAAAAAATCATCTATTTTCATGACAGGCAAGCTTTGATATCTACCTATTAAACCGGGCGTTGTTGACCACAAAGAGGTGTTACTACCCATTTTACTTCTTTTGATGTTTACTTTTTTTGGTTCAGAATAATTATCTGTCCAAAATATCATGCCATCAAGTATATTTATACCTGTTATGTTTCTATCAGGATCAAAGTTTAAGTTTCTATCTCCAAAAAATTCCACAACTCCACCAGTCCAATTTTCTACTCCAATAGAATTAGTTTGCACATAAATCCAACCACTAACATAGTCTACGTTTGTAATAAAACCTTCTAAAATAACCCCATTAGCATCACTACTAAAAACTCTCATGCCCCATCTTAACTGATTCTTTTTATTTAGCGTAGCTGTTGGTGCTGGTATTAATTTAAACCTAATCATATCACCACTATTATCATTACATAGCATCTCTGGAGTAACAGCCACGTCTTTTACGTAATAAATATCAACCATAACAGCTGATTCTTTAACTTGCCAATTAGCGTCAAGGGGTTTACTAGTATCAAACTCTACAATTCTATCCATCATCATTGTTACCATTGAGTTAGCCCCCGACCATTCATCTGCTATTAGTACTGAGTTAACAAATCTATATAATTTATCTGTCTGTGGGTCTACGGTAACAGCTATATGATTGTTTGTGAATTTATCAGTTCCTCCAAAAGCCCAAGATCCTCCTTCGTTTATTAGCTCGCCAGATAAAGTTGCATTATCTTGAGTTAAACCTTTAGTTGCCTCACTAACACGTATATTACCTAATATATTTTGAGCCGAACCAACATCAGATCCTTCTGAAGTTGAAACAGATATATTTAAAGCCTCTCTATAAAGACCATTTTGGACGATTCTCTCGTCTTGATCCTTTTCCATTTTACCACCCCTAAAAGTATGTTTTAACTCTGGCATATTAGTGTTGTATATATTTAGATTTACCTCTCATCAATTGCGCAATTTCCTCAATTTTAATATTTGATAATCTTATTTTTGCTTTTCTTGTTTCCGCTGCTCTTTCTTTTTTTAATCTCTGTATAACGCCTTCTGGAATATCTATTCTAGCAGAAGCACAACCATAAGCTATATGCTTGTACATAGCTTCTTCTGCAAACTTATGTATCATAGAATCATTTTCAGTACCAACACCATCACTTAAGTATTTTAAAATTATAGTTTGCTCCGATATATTAGAACTAAAATGTATGTTACCGTTTAGGTCGTCGATATAATAACTACCATTTGTCTGGGCATGCTCTGCTTGTAAACCGTATCTTTGTCCTAAATTATCATTACTTACACTACCTCCGCTACTAGCGTTTCTATATCTATCCCAAGAATCTGAAGTGTGGCTAGCGCTTTCAGGGCTAATAACTGTTTGAGATGGAAATAGTCCTGATGCTGAGATTGTTGATGTAATATTTGCGGTTGATGTATTACTAATATGAGACCAAGGTCCATTCCCCATCTGAAAAAATACGTTTAAAGTAGGAGAAGTGTCTGTTACAGGAAAATTAGTCCAATTACTACCGTCATTAACACCGCAAGAATCAATGGAGGCAACCCCATTGTTGGCTAGGCAGTTACAATAAGAATCTATAGCATCAAATAGTTTGTACCAATACGCAGTACGCCCTGGACTACCAACTCCATCAACATCAGTTCCATATACTCTATTTAAGTAATTTCTAGTTGCGCTAGCTCCTGCAATTTTTTCTGGATCAGCTGTATCACCATCAACTACCGTTGCTAGACTCCAGGATGTGTCATAAGAACACGTTACCTCACTCGCAGAGCAATCTATATCTTGATCTTCTAAATCAGAACCATTGTATACATAGGTAGCACCCGTGTCCCCACAGTCTTGACAAGTGTCTTCTGTTGTTTCGCCATCCGCTAGTGTTGTTGTGTAGTTTTGTTCTATAGCAAACGGGTTGCTAGTATGTCTCATTGGGTATAAGACGTGTTCTATACCGTTGCTATCTACACTAGCTAATTTAACGTAATTAACATAATCATGTGGCAGTGGCATTATTAGGTTTGGGCAAACCTCTATTTCTTGCGATTTTATAGACTTAACAGTGTCATAGTGTAGTTCTTGCAATGCTCTATAAGCATGGAAAGTAACGTCTCCCTTAAGTACACTTTGAAGTATTTTACCCTCACCAACATAGGCAGCGGTAAAATTATCTATTATTTCACTTATATATATAAATTGATACTCCCCATGGTTGTTACCTGGGTAATAAGTAGATGGAGATGTAGCGCCCCCACCGCCGCTTGCGTTTGTTAAAGCCATAGTTATTTATTTTCTTCTTGAGTGTTCACTGCATCCTCAGCTGCACCGGCAGAGTATAACTGTTGATCCTCTGTAGATATACCAGCCATCTTTAATATTTTAATAACAATATCTGCTTGTTCAGCTGGGTCTAAATCAATATTTTGCGTTGTACCAGGATTATATGTCGCTTTTTCATTTACAACTGTATATCCCCAGTAACACATAGCTGGCCTACCACTTATAACCTCAACTGTAACATTTGTGAGAATTTGTCCTGTTTTATCCCATACTTGAATTCTTTTGTGCCCATCTTTAAAAAACACTGCATCAGTAAACCCCTGCTTATGCCATTTTGAAGCATAGAAATCAGAAACTAAATCTGGATCAATCTCTTTTAATGTTCTTCTAGTACCACCAGCCCCTAAAAAAATCTGCCCAGTATGTACTCCAGGTGGTAACGTTGTTCCACCCGTTACGTTAACAAATGAAGTGTATGCTTCTAATTTACGCATAACAGTTCCAACAGAATCACCTAGCATGTCCATCTTTGGTCTTCTCTCGGTAAAAGCTGCTAAATCATATATGTACTGATCAAATATGTCGTTTAATGCTTGATTAGCAAACAAGTTAAACTCTTGAGGCGTTATATAGCCTCTCTGCTCTTTGTTAGCCAAAGCTTGCACCGTTTGATATACTGTGTCTATACTAATCATATTTTTTTTTATTTATCGTAAGGAAAGAATCTATTTAATGTTTGTTGTCTTTTTTTACAACCACAATCTTTTTTAGTAACTTTACTTACATTATCTACTACTTTTTTTATTCCTAAGAATTTAGTAACCTTATGTATCGTATCACCTAATCCTTTTGATTTTCTTTTCATAAAATTAAATTTTAATAAATGGTCGCCCCGAAGGGCAACCATATTATTTTGTTATTCATTCATTCTTTTTTCTATATTAGAGTAAATCTCCATACCTTCATCAGTTTTAAACCAATGCGCTAAAGCGGTATAAGGATGTTCATCAAACGGAATAGTCATTATTTTTCTTCCATTAGAACCCCATAAAAAGTTTCTTTGATCAGTTGATAGTCTTAGTATACCAGATTCCACAGCTTTTATACCGAAGTTTCTTAGTATTACATTTTCATCGTCAGCTAATTCTAAAAATAACTTAGGGTTTTTTCTAGCAAAAACTAACAAATCTCTTCTAAGTTCTTTAGTGCTTAATCCAGACACTTCAGAGCCTTTTTCTACTCTCATTATAGCTTCAGCTGTATCTATATCTAAACTTTTAGCAGCAATAAGCGCATCAACCTGTATATGTAACACGTCTATTTCTTCAGCCGCTAACATCGCTGGTTGGTATTCTTTATACAAAATGTTTCTATCTGGGTGATATAAAGATAATAATTTTTGTAAAACAGTTTGTTCTTTTGGAACAAACAAAGATCCAGATCTAAATATAATATGCTCTAATCTTTGATCACCTTTCATTTCATCTACAAAAGGCGTTTTTTGGTTTTGACAATACTTAAGCTCTCTTTCGTAACCTACTTTTTCATCAAACCAATAAATACCAGTGGCTTTAACAGATCTAGATAAAGGTTTTTTATTTCCTTTTAAATAGTACATTCTATCTTTAATTTCCCACTCGTTTTTAGGTTTTAATCTTTCTGTTGTTTTTGGTTGTTCTACAACCGGTGGAGTTTCAACTACCACTTGTTCCATGTGCTCATCTCCAGGGTCCGCCTGTGTAAGCACTTTTTCTTTTTTCTTTGCCATAATATAATATATAATAAAATTAATAAAAATAAAGGGTCGAGGCCGAAGCCCCGACTCTTTAAAATAATTGTGCTTATTTCAATAACATGAAATTGTTAGCACCTTGTGTAATTAAACATCTTTCAGTTAACATGTGGATTTGCATTGCATCTAAAGCAGACGTAGCAGCTCCAACAGAACCAGTTGTCCAAGTTTTCATTCGTCTGTCATCAGTTTGAGAAGCTCTGTAACGAACGTGTAAAAACGGACGTTTAAGATTTTTCCCTAACATTTGGTCATATACAGTTGAAGTTCCAGCTGGCACCATTATACCTCTAATAGCGTTATTTCCAGCAGTAGCATTAATACCACCTCTTGTAGCCTTGTCGTTTAAGTATCTGAAATCAGACTTGTAGAAGTCATAAGAACCTCTTCGGAAACCAGAAAAACCTAAGTTTAATGCCATATCTTCAGAGTTGTTAAATACACCGTAAGATGTACCGCCAGCACCGTAAGAATTCATTGCAGCAAGCATGTCATCCATTGCTAAAGAAACAGATCTGTTTACAAACAGCATGTTTTCTTCAATAGCACCTTGAGAATCAAACTCAGCTAAGATAGAATCAAATTCAGCTAAATCAATAAGAGCACTAAAACCAGTAATTCCAGAAGTAATATTACCTCTGCTTTCAATAGCAGCGAATAAACCTTCAGTACCAACAGTATCAGCAGCAGCTGTTCCATTTAACCAAGCAGAACCATCTAAATCAGAAGTAGCGTCATTTTTCTCTGCTTCAAGCATAGCCATTTCAATGTAATCATTAAAACGAGCTCTAGTATCAGACTCAGCTTTTAAGTACCACATGTATCCAGAAGCACCTTCTTCAGACGTAACTTCAACCCAACCAATTTTAGAAACATCAGATCCAGATACTTCGTAGTAGTCTTTCATGATGATTGGTTTGTTTGAGAACGTATGGAAGTCTGGCTCATTAGCACCTCTACTACTAACTTCAGTACCAGTACTTGATCTGTAACTATCCGCTTTACCGAATTCAGAACCAAAAACTAATACAGTTGATAGTCCAGTTCCAGGTCCATTTGCTAATACAAGCGCGCCATTAGCGTAAGGTACAACATCGATTTGAGTTGCTGTAACAGCACCAACTAAACATTTTACAACTCCATTAATAGAGTCAGATACAATAACTGTATCATTAACTCTAATAGAGTGTCCAGCAGCGTTTAACGCTCTACCGTCGATATCACTTGTAAGCGTGATTCTCGAAGAAGCACCACCACCAGCACCAATAACTGTTCCACCACCAGTCGCTACAGTTGCCTTATAAGATAAGTGTAATCTACCTTGTTCTGACCAAATAACTTGATCAGCCGTCATAGATTCTTCAGCTCCAACTTGTTGTAAGAAACCTGATATTGTTCTTGGTCCGAAAACCTCAGCTTCTTTTTCCATTAGATCTGGTACATATTGTTGTCCCCACCCAGCTGCGCCGTTGAGGTCTAAGTAGTTTGTTGCTAGCGTTTGCTTAAAAGGAGCAGGCACGCTATTTAACAAACCACCAGGATTTGATATTGCCATAATTTTAAATTTTTAAATTTTTATTTGTTTTTGTTTTTAATTTTAAATTTGAAATCAGCAGTGGTGTCACCAAGCACTTTTACTTTTGTACCACTAGAACTAAAGCTATTGTTTAGCTCTTGTCTTGGGTCCATGTTTATGTTTTTAGAATTACTGACGCTTTCTTTTAACGCATCTGACTTTCCTTGTTCATAAAAATGATTAGCAATAGTATCTGGATTCATTGCGGTAAATAAAGCCCTGTGATAACCAGCCTCATCTGACATTTGTCTATCTTTATCAAGAAACTTTCCTATAAAGTTATTTATGTCACTTTGGTTTTCTTTTACTTTATTAACATCACTTACGTTAAGTCTAAATTTCTTTTCTCCGATCTCATAATCAAAACCTTTGAATTGATCTCCAAAAAACCTATTGGTTTTATTTAAGAAAGTACTTTTAGCTTTTTCCTCGTATTGTTTTGTTTGCTCTGCCTCTTTCGAGTACTTATCGTAGAACTCTAAAGCTTCTTGCTGATCGTTAGTCAACTTGCTTCCGGCTTTAATGTCCTCATAGTATTTAGACTTTTGCCCGTCTAAGTGGCTTTTAGCGTTGGCAACTTGCTCTTTTAACGCTAGTTTTTTTCTTTTAATATCTTTGTCTTCATCTTCTTCTTCGTCAAAAGAGAATTGATCTTCCATGAGGAAGTTAATCTCTTCGTTGTTTAAATGAGGTTTTGTTTGTTTGTAATACTCTTGTAGTATATCTTGATTATCCATTTCAGAATAATCCTTGTTTAAACTTACGTAATCGTTTAAATCACCGCCAGTTTCTTCCATAAAATCAACTAACTTTTGTATGTTTTCTGGTAAATCAATATTTTCTTGCATTGATTCTTTTATAGCTTTACTAGCTACACTTGCTATTTCTTCAGCCTTTTCTTCGTTACTAATGTCTTGTAAAGATATTTCAGTTTCAACAACTTCTTCGGAAACTTTTTCAGAAACCTCTTCAATCTCTTCAGTTTCTTTTTTAGGTTCGTCAATGTTTACTTTAGTTATCGTTTCTTCATAAACCTCTGCTGGTTTAACCATTTTTTCTTTAACTTCAGTAACATCGCTTTTTGTTTCCTTACTATCTGGTTGTTTTTCAACTTTTTCTTTTACTTTTAACGAGCCAGTATCGTTATCTACGATTGGTTCTTCTTTTTTCTTTTTTGCCATAATATAATATAATAATAGTTAATAAATTTACATACCCATGTCAAGCCCACCTAATGTATTATTACTTGTAGACTCAAAGTTTTTAGGTGGTTTTGAGTTAGTTCTCTGATCAATTAACTCGCTTTGTTGAGATGCTTGTATTTTTGTTCTGTCGTCTTTACGGTTTTCAGCTAAAATTTGATTTTCTGATTTTGTTTTTGCCTCTAATTGCTTTAATTGCATGTTATATTGAAACTCTAATTGCATTAGCTTTTCTTTTATATCTGCCTCTTGCTGTAATATTTTAGATTTACCGTTTGTTTTTAATTCTTCTAATTGTTTTTGTGTTTCCATTATAGAAGAATTTTTCTTTATTTCTGCCGCAGAAGCCGCTTCTGATGCTTTAGCTTGTGCTTCTCCTTGAGCTTTAGTTTGCTCCAAGGTTCTTTGTTGATCTTTGTCTCCCTTTTGTTTTCTTCTTATTTTTAAAACTTGATTAGCTAGTTTTACGTTTTTAATAGATCTTAAGTCAATAGCGTCTTCTAGTTCAATGCTACCTTGGCTTAAAGCCGTAGCAACGTTTTGCTCTAGCATTTGTTTTTCTTCCTCGTCAGGTTCTAACTCTAAAAATATTCCAAAATCATATAGATGTAAGTCGGACATTTCGTCTAAAGTAGCTACATTGTGAGCGCCAATAGATTCTATAAAAGCATTTTTGGTAGGTGAGTATTCTATAATATCAGATATTCTTAAAGATAACTGCTCTGCAACTTCTGTAGTTAAGTACATTCCAGACTGCAATATATGCCTTGTTGCCGTATTAGAATTCGCTGCGGCCATTTTTTGAACACCTACTAAAGATCTTTCCGCTGGAGTAGAGCCATCGCTAGCTTCATTCAAACCAGTTACATCTCTTATCATTTGCATGTAGTAGTTATACGTAGTTATTAAACTCTGCATTTTTTGACCACCATTGCCATTTTGTATTTCTTGAATAGGAATTTTACCAGGATTGCCATCGCCATCTCCAGTCATAGATCTACCAACAATACTACCAGTTTGGAAGAACATATTTAAAGCTTCTTGTGGGTTATAGTTAGTACCATTACCTAGATCAACCTCAGCTAAACCATCTACGTCTAAAAATATACCATCTGGAGTTACTCTTGATAAAACTTGCTGTATTTTTAAATGAGTTAATTGTATCATATCAGCAAAACCAGTAACACGGTTTACTAATGAGTCTATTCTACCCTCGTACATTCTAGGAGCTACAATAGCGTAATTCATTTTTACTTTAGTGTAATCACTTTTAGGACGCATCATGTTAGAAGATTTTTCCCACTTTATAAGTTTGTTTGCCCCTAATACATAAGCACCTTCATAAAGAACTTCTAACGATTTTGATACTTTTTCATATTTGTCATTAGCTTTACCAGGATTAAAGCTGTCATCTTTCTTAATAATTTTTTGACCACCAGTGCCGGTTTTTTTCATTTTATAAACCTCATTCATATAAGTTTTATAATTGAAATATAATACGTCAACCTTATTATTATCAGCATCTATGGAAACATTAGTACCATTATAACCACTGTATTTAGTACTACCTCTAGAAGATACTATTTCTTCCAAATCCTCTTGTGATATATAAGGAAACTGTTTTTTAAGCTCGTTTACAGGTATTGTTTTAACCTCTCCAACATAGTATATATCGTCAAAAAATGGTGAATCTGTGTAGGAATAAACTAAGTTAGCTGGATCAACATAGTCAACAGTAACTCCTTCAGAGGTGTTAAATGTTGTTTTAACACAACCAATACCACATACAACTAGATCTTGATAAAATCTTCTTTTTATCAAATCATACTGATTGCCTTTCATTAGCATGTTTATCGCTTGCTCTTCTGCCAACTCTATAGCTTGCTTATAAGTTAACTGCATATGTAAAGATAGTTCTTCTTCGGTAGCTGGTAATTCCTTCATTTGACTTTCTTTAGTGTTTAAGAAAAACTTTTCTTTAACAAACTTGTCAAACTCCGCCATTTTCATATCTTTCTGAATTTGCTGCATGTATTCAGTTCTTTTAACAACACCGAAAGGATCTTGTGAATAAGCTTTTATATCATATAATCTTTCAGCTATACCATTAACAACTATATCTACAAATTTAGAAATTATTGGAACAGGTGTCCAATCTAAATTAAGATAGGACAAATCACCGTTTATAGATAACTCATCCTTATATTTTTGTACAGACTGCTCACCTCGAGCGTATAATCTTAAATTATGAAATTTAGAACCATTGTGGTTGTACCTATTGTTTGTCCCATAAGTTTTACCGTACCATTCGTGTTGAATGGCTTTTGCAACTTTTTCGCCATAGTCAAAGCTCATTTTCTCTAAATCGCTAACAACTTGGCTTGGAAAATTTGTATTTATAACTGATTCCGCCATCTTTAATTTTTAATTATTTTACTCATATTGTTAGATTGGTCATATTTTGCGAAACTTATATTTACCGGTGCTTTATTTACACTTGGATTAGGCGCGTATAAATGCCTATTGTTTGCCATTATAGCTAAACCAGAACTTATAGACGCATCGTGTTTTGTTCTTTTGTTTATATCAAATCTACTCCAATCATTTAATAGCTCGTTGAAATATAAATTTCCAATATTACCTTCTCTATTTAAGCCAACGTGATCTTGAATGTACATTTCAATTGCTGCCGCGTGGGCTTGTTTTATATCTTCTGAAGAGTTGGGTATACCTCCTACTTCTTTTTCTGCTACAGATAGCTTGTTCCATATCTTATCAGGTCTATTCATACTAAACCCTCTGTATCCTCTACGCCTCAGATAATACAAGAGGCGAGGTTTATTGTTCTCCGCGAGTATAGGCATCCCGTAAAATACTAAAGCCATTAGAACGTCCTCAAAGAAGATCTCGGCCGTTGGTGGTCTAGACAAGTATTCTAAAAAAAAGCTATTAGCTGGAGCATCTTCCATGCTAAACTTAGTTAGGCCGTGTAACGCTCCTTTTGAGCCAGCTCCATCAACAGTTCCTGATATATCGTAGGAGTCACAGCCAAAACTACCCATGTGCTCATTACCCGGATATCTAATACCGTTTTTAATTATAACGTTATTTTGAATGTTTACAGGTGGTACCCAACTAACTTTAAACCTACCTTTTGGATCTGGATAAAATATTACCTGTGTATCTTTTATTCCACTTACCCATTGAAAATTACCTTGAGTTATCCCTAATGTTCTAGACATTTCTTCATTGTAATCTATCTGTTCGTATATTTTAACAAGATTAAAAATACTCCCTCTAGCTTCATCTCTAAATGCGTGCTCTGTTGTTCTTGGAAACTGACGATAAAATTCATTTAAAGCGTCTGAATCTCCTTTTAAACCATCTACTTCATTTTGCCAATTATCTATTACACCTACGTCTATTAATTCACCACCTGGATCGAGGACATCGATATCAGGAGTAGTGAAAACTGGAACTCCGTGCTCGTCAATAAATCCTTCGTAGTTCCATTCCATTGGGATGAACAAAGAGTATAAACCAGACTTTGTCTGACCATTTCTATTTCGTTGAGTGACATCACTTGCATTGTATAGTTTTTTAAAGTTATCGCCTCCTTTATCTAAAGCGTTAGACGTTGAACCCATCATACACTTACCAACTATTCTACTACCTAATCTTAGACATGTTTTTGTAACCCTCCAGTTGTTTAATATATTATCAGGTCTTTCCCACTTACCACTTTCATCGTGTACTAATAATGCTAATTTTTCACCGTCATAACTATTATCACCCGTATTCTTCCAATCAATAGTTGTATCTAAACCAGCTATATCCTCTAACTTTTCGTTAGCTGTGATTTTTCTTCTTGTAAATTTGCTAGCCGGCACTCTATATGCTAACTCTGATTTTGGCCGATCCATACCATCTTGGACGGGTTTAAAAAAGAAAGGGTAGTTAATTGATATAGGTACAACTTTATCAGTAAACATTTTTTTTGCATCTGCACCTGTTTTGGAAAGTATCCCATATCTACTATCACTTGCAAGTGTGGCTAAGTTAACTGTTTCTGCAGATGACATGAAAGAAAACCCTGATCTTCTGTTCTTTAGATAACACATACCGTAACATCTTTTGTCTGCTTTGCAAGCTTCCCAGAATATATAAAATAATCTATTTGCCTCTCTAAAATCAGGCGCTCCAACATCAATCTTACTCCACTGTAGGTACATGTAGTGAGTACCTGTTATCCAAGTTGGTTTACCTTTGTTTACAAACCAAAAGCCTTCTTCTCTTCTTTTGAACTCTTCATCTATATAGTCATACCATTGATCTTTTTGATCCTCAGGATACGCTTTCCAATCAAATATATTTTTTAAACGCTCTAGCTCTTTTGGTTGATCAAACTTAACCCACTTGTCATTAGGATTCTTATAAACGTTTTTAGGTGCTTTTGGTAAAGCTATTACTAAATTTTGTATTTCTATAATTTCACCTATTTGACCGCTGTGAGACAGCACGATAATATCATGTTCTTTATTATACCCGTAATCCCACTTTTTACCTTTATTAAGTCTACTTATAGTAGTCTTTTTAACAGGCTCTATTGTTTTAACTAAACTTTGCTCGTACATTACTTAGATCTACCTTCTGCGAATCCCTTAAAAACTTTTTCTTTTATATCTTCAGGTGCTTTGCCCTCAAGTAAGTTTTCTTCTTCTTGGATCCTGTTAAGTATTTCGAATGCGTCAAATATAGCTAGTTTTTTAGTAGCTGCTGCATTTTTTAATCTATCTGCTGATATATCATCGTCTGAATCTACGATTGCCTCTTTAGCCACCTTAATCAACTCTTCAACTGCTTTGTGCCCAGCTTGGATTATATTCTTCTTCGTTTCCTTGATATTCATATTTGATTGTAATTAAATTAGATAAAACTCTATATAGTCTTTCACCATCCACGATAAATTCGTATTCACCACCTGGTCTAAAACCAACAATATCCCCAACCTCTACAATTCCGTCAGAATACTTAACAACACCTTGTAGTGGTCTTTCAGGTTTAATATTAAATTTATCTATAGATTTTAAAGGTTTAACAAAACAATAACCTTTTGGTGATATCCACTTGTTTTTTCTTTTGTATAGAAATATTTGATCTTTGTTTATAAAGTAAACATCTTCTTTAAAATAACTTTTACTATTCTTTTCTATACCATTTACATCATTCCATCTTCTAAAAACATTATGATGCAATATAACAGTGTCACCTGGCTTTATATTTGTATTACCAATAATAGGTGTTGATATAACTTTAGCCTGTCTATTGACATATTTGTGATTAAATATATCGGTGTTAAGTATTAGCTTTCCACCCTCTACGTCTATATTGTTATTATATCTACTACCCTCTGGTGATACAACAAAGTTGTATACACTTTTCATTAGTATTCTAGATTATATTCTACAGATACCGCCATGTTTTTATTGAAGTCTTTCCAAAGAAGAATATCTTTGTTTTTTTTGATGTAAACAGAAAACTTATTCTCCTCCTCTACAATATCGCATATAACGTGACCGCCATATACTTCTTGTCCTACAGCGTAGTGCATGGCATCATTCTTATAATCTTTACCAATACTAATCTTTCTTATTAACTTCGCCATTTTCTTTTGGATAATTTATAGTACCATCTTTAATGTTAATATCGTTAGTACCGTAATCTTTGTTTAACTCGTCTTGCATTTTAGCTAACTCATCATTTATTCCAGCTAGGAAATGAAGAGCTTGATGTTTACGAGTTTCTAAAGCACCTATATCCATTTGAGACCTATTAATAGTATCTACTAATTTTTGAATATTTTTTAACTGTTCTTCGGTTACTTTTTCTGCTTTTGGTTTTAAGTCTAAAACTTTTTCTTTTTTTGCCATTTTTTATTTAATTTAAGTTAATTTAATTTATTTTTAATATTCTAATCCAAAGTTGAATTGAATTGGTCCTCTAAAGCATATTTCATCCCCATCTGCTATCGCATCTATATGTGCAGATTCTAGAACTATAGTTCCATCTGTACCATCATGCGTCATTGATTTTATTACGCCTAGTTTTGCGCCATCTTGCATTATAACTTCATCGCCTATTGCAAATACATTTCTAACGTCGGTTCCATCAACTATTAAAGTTGCTGTACCTAAAGCAGCTAAATCAGCAGCGTCAGCTTCGTTTAGTAAAACTCCAGTACCAAAATCTTCACCACCTTCAGTAGCCACCGCAGCTATCCATATACTTTGATAACCTGTTGTAGTACCCGGGTAATTTGGATCTCCTTCTAATACAATATCTATTTGGTTTTGCACTTGATCCCCAACAACCAATTGATCCCACAGGTGATATCCTAACGTGTAAGTAGCAACATTCTCCATCGCAGTTGCATCTAAAATTTTGTGACCTATTATATTATTTCTACAAGCGGTCCAAGTAGCTTTAACTCGCGAGTCAGCATTTGCCGCCGCGATTGATGTTGGTGCCACCCCATTTACACTTGTTGCAAAAAATATTTCCATATTCTTTCCCGCGGCAGCCGCTCCTTCTGTACCCGCTACAATCATATTAAATGATTTTATAGCGCAAGCACCTTTAGGTATTTCAAAACGATGCCAGTCAAATAGTACATCGTGCTGAGCGTAAGCAGTGGCTCCGGTTACATCTATATTTGGCCTTACTTTAGCCAAGTGATATTCTCCTTTTATCATAATTTTATTTTTTTACTTTTTCTAGTGATCTACCGCCAAAGTAAGCGCCGATTACTGTTATTAATACTAGTTGTAATAAGTCTACCCACGAAGATTTAACTTCAAATTTGATAATACCAGCATCTATAAATATCAACAAAACTGTTGATACTACTAGAAATATTAAAACCAGTGGTCTTATATTTTTACTTAACCAAGAATCGGATTGCATATCCATTTTCCATCTTTCGGTTACTTGTTTTTGCATCTCTGCTTCATAACCCATTACTAGGTCTTTTATCTTTGCTTCTGCCTCTGCCTTCTCTTCAGACGACGTGTGCAGATTATCTATGATGCCACCAACGCCTTTTACCAGCTCAGCAGCTCCTCCTGAAAATAACTTACCTAACATGAGCACTTGTGCAGCGATCTACCACATTTTTTACATTTTTTCATATTCTATTCTTTATCTTTACTAGGATCGTATTTACTACCAGGATCGTCTTTTGATTGCTTAATCTTATTTATTTCCATGTGGCCATCAAAGTTATTATCTTTAGCATTAGACATGTTTTCTATAATCTGCTCTTCTTTTTCGTCATAAGCATTTTTCTTTTCAGCTGTAGGTCCAACTGGTTTTTTAGTTAAATCTGTTTTATAAGGAAAACCTCCTTTTGTATATTTCATTCCGTATCCCATAGTTGTTATTTTAATGTTTTTCCCAAGGAAGTTCTTCACTACCTTCTGGGTGCCAACGTTCTTTATACTTAATCATACCTTCTAATCTAGCAAACTTTTCTCCATTCCATGTTATTTCGTCATCAGTATAACCAAGCTTACCAGTTTTCATATCAACGATATGTTTCATTTCGTGTAGTAATACTTTTCTTTCTTGAGGACTACCTGGTTCTATATGTTCTCCTATAAATATAGTGCCATCATCATTAGCCTCACCATCAATACCTGGTTCTAAATCTTTTCTAATAACTTTAACCCCAGGAACTGACGCGTCATCTGACTTGTCAAACGACATAGTTTGTTTATTTGACGTTCTACTTTCTTTACCTAGTTTAAATCCCATATTATTATTATGTTACAATTTCACCATCATCTCCAACACTGTTTAGCTCTGTTGACTCAATATCACCCTCAAACTGAGTTGCAACATCATTTGAAGCTATTTCCATGTTTTGTTTTCTTTGAGCAGTTAAAACCTCGCTATTAGCAACCTTTTGGTTGTTGACTTGGATTTGGCTCTCTGTTAACCTAGCGTTATCTGCATCTAATTTAGCTTGTCTTTCTGTTGCTGTAGTTTCTTTACCCTCAGCCTTCACAGCCTGCTCTTCTGCAAACACTTGTGACTTTTGAACAGCCATATCTTTTGAATTTTGAGCTCTCAAAGCATCACCACCAGCTCTACCATCTCCAGCTATAACAGCTGCTGCATCTTTAAACTGAGCTTCAACCTTAGCTGCATTACCACTATCGTGATGATCTTTAAACTTTTGCCATAGGCTTTTTTTCTCAGCCTTAGGTTCTTTAGTTTTAGCTTTATTTACTTTTGGTTTAGGTTTTTTAGTTACTGGACCATCACCATCTGGTCTAGATGAAGTGTTACCCATTTTACCTGTATCTGCTATTTTAATTTCTTGAGGCTTTACTTTGTTAGTCTTTTCTTGGCCTTCAGTAGTGTCAATTGTTTTAATTTCTTTTGCCTTAAGATCTTTGTTTTTATTATCACCAAATCCACCGCTGTAGTCACCACTACCTTTTATGCTTAACGAACCCATTTCTTTGAATGGTATCGCGTTACCTGATCTCATTTTAAAAGAACTCATTGATTCTGGCTTATCGCTATATTTTCTTGCTCCTGGTTTACTATTATAAGGCATATTATCTTTCTTTGTCTTTAATCATATCATCTATAGCTTTGTTGTAAACTTTATCTGTATATGATTTGTTATTGTAAAAAACACTTCGTTCTGATGTAGGAAGATCTTCCTCACCTAAAAGTATCCTATATATTCTACTTATCATTTGAGAGCATTTAAAAGAAGTCTTAAATATAGAGTACATTATAGTTGTTCTATTTCTATGCCTCCAAGTTTCTATCCAACCTTCTCTTTTTAATCTCTCCCATCTTGCTTTATCCCACGAGTATGTATAAACTCCGTTGATAAAATCGTTTCGTGTAAATCTTTCTTTACAATCTAAGTATATTAATAATTCTAAATCTGCATCTTTTAACCCGTAAGTTTTACAGACCCACTTTCTAGTGAGCCTGTAATACTTCAGGATATTCATATCACGCAGATCCTGCGCGGATAATCTCAAATTATACTCTCCATAAACCAACAATACCTAAATCATTATCGCCACTTAAAGAAGGCCCACCCAAAAAGGTTTCAACTCCATTAATGTCTAAATCATAAAAGGTTACCGCTTTATGGTATATGCCACAATTATTTATAGCCTCAAACGTTTTGCAAACATCAACAAATTTACCGTGTTTGTGTATAACTCTAATTATATCATCAGTACCAGTGCCATCGTGATTAACAAAATGCAAATCAGTTTGATCTAAAGCTGTTCCATCCCAGTGACTACCGGCATAAGCAACAGGATTAGCTCCTAAAAAGTTTGTCATTGGATAAACATAAGCCCCAGATATACCATCAATTCCAGTAGCGCCATTACCAACAGTAAAGCCACTCTTTGTTTGCTCGATAAAAACCTTGTCAGCGGTTGTCATAGTAAAACCAGTAGCTGTAGTTCCAGCTGTACCAGCCGAAACATTGTTACCAATAGTTAAAACTTGAGAACCATCAACAATATAAGCACTTGTACCAGTAAGCTCTGTAACTGATCCTATAAATTTATCATCTTGGTTTTTGTCACCAGTAGTTGGGTCATTAAAAAGCTCTCCAGTTACAAAATCAGTTGTATAGTCAGTACCCCTAACATCATCTACTTGATCTCCACCCCTTACAATAACTCTATAATCTAAAGTGTTAGTTGCAACGGTGTTGGCTTTTGATTTTAATAGCAAGCCACCATTTGCTATTGTTGTTGCTGTAAGTGCAGCTACGTTGGAAGTAGGCGCTACACCTGCTTGTTGGTAGTAACCTTTAGCTCCAAAATATACATAAGTTGTTTTCATTTTTTTTTTTTTTTAAGGTTATGCTTCAGTTACTCCAGCTTCAACATCACCTCCTTGTACTAAGGTTTGGCTAGGTAATTTTATGCCGTTAAGGGCATCAAATAAAACCGTGTAACCTCTGTGGTGTTGATCAGAATTAATCCGTGCTACTATTTCGTCTACTAAAGTTCTACGTAGGTTAGCGTTTAGATGTGCTCCAGCGTGTGCAATTCCTAGAGTTACTAAAGCATCTACGTCTAATGAACTTTGGACGTTTATATTTGTTTGAGTGTTAGTAGCATCCTCTATTGCTAGTACATCGTTTTGACCAAACATTACGGTTTCGTCAGCACCACCTAGTGAAGTAAGAACACCCTGCTCATTTGCAATTAAGTATTTCATATTTATTTTTTTATATTTTTAAAGTTATTTATTATGCGTCAACAGTTGTTATACCCACGGCAGTAACCGAAACAGCAGTTCCTGTTGATGCGATAGCTGGGTATCTAAGATCTGTAAATGCGGCGCCCATAGATGATCCATCTGTAGAGTAAGCAGTACCCAAGTCATCTTGTACCACTACAAAACCACCATGAGGATTTGCCATCATATCAGCTACTGTTTTTAAAATTTCAATAGTAGCATCTTCAGTGTGCGTTAGTGTAAATGTGTCAGGTGCAAAATCAGCACTAGCCGTATAAACAGTATCTTGAGGTCTAAATCTAAAAATAGTTGATGTACTATTTACTGGGACCGCCCCCATAAAATCACTTGCTTTAAAAATAGCTTGATTACCAGTTGCATAAGTTGCATCTTCTGCAACATACATATAAAGCTCTTTTTCTCGAGCGTTTAAGTTTGGTGTTGTTTTCATTCTTTTTCTTTTTTAATAATTAATTTGTTTTGTGTTTTAAGTTTAGTGGCTTGGGGTTTTTGGTTTAGGTTAATCTACTAGGACCACGTCACCATCACGAATAACCCTATAAAGAGTATCTTTCCATGAT